TCAACTAATATTCTAACTTTTGTTTGTCCTAATAGTTTAATTTGATTTTGATCTTCTTTTGTTAATTTGTTGAGCATAATATTTACAGTAGGTGTGTAAAATATTGTGCCATTTTCCGTAGAACCAGTTAATGTATCCGTTACAGATGCAACGCCAGTAGGCATTACATATTTATAAATACTTTTACTGTTAAAATCAATTGTATCAATTTCTTGTGGGTGTGTGCTATCATACGCAAAATCAGTACTTCCAAAATCAGAAAATACTGAAAAATAAACGTTCTTCACTCCACCTGCAATTCTGTTACAGTCGAGCCCTCTACCTTTTGTTAATGCTGTACATGCCATTTTATTTATTTTTTAAGGTTAAAGGAGTAGGGGCATAGCCCCCACTTCTGTTTAATTTATTTACGATTGTCTAACAATATCTGCACCAACTCCAGTTTGTACGCCGCCACTGTATCTAGCAACGCATCTAATGTTATCTGATCCATCCAGATTAGCCATATCCAGGAGAGTAATTCTAGTTGCATCACTTAAAAGGTCTGTGCCATAAAATAAGTTAGATTTAGTTGCAGCAACCAATTGGTTGTCTACCATTCCTGGACAAACCGCAATTTTATATCCTTCAAAAACTGGCTCATAATCACCATTCATGTTGTATGCATTTACATATCCTAATGTAGAAACCGCAGAAATATAGAATGCGTATGTTTTAGGGTTCATGTAAATATGTAAATCTTCTCTATTTAATATTGGTGATACATTAGCTGCCAAATCAGCTGTTAATGTTTGCAAATTAGCTATAATGTTACCTGCTGTATATGCACCAGATGCAGAAGATTGTATAACTGTACCATCAACACCAGGTAATAAAAAACCTGTTGCTGTACCTAAAAATCCTGCAAATTCTCCATTGTTAGCCGCAACACCACTCCATATTGATGTTTCAGTTGCATTTGCTATCACTTCACCCATGTATGAAATAACATAATCCTCAAAAGATGGTGGCGGTGGCGCACCTGCTCCTGCTCTCATGTCCATTGCCTCCCATGATTGTAAAAGTGTTTTTTTACATAAATCTATGTTTATCTGTAGGTTCTTTGGTTCCAAAACTTTTTCCGTTAATGCCAAAGTACCATGATCTGTAAAATCACATGTTGCATCTCTAACAACAGATGATGCTGCTTGTTGTTGTATATTGCTTTTGTACTTAATGTTTTCTATCATTGTTAAATATTCCAATGATGTAGCTTGTTTAAGGGCTGCCGATATATAAAATCCTGCCGCCTTTCCAGAGTAATTACTCGTTACGTTAAATGCCATTTTTTTTCTTTTTTTATTATTATTTATTTAAATTGTATAAAAATTTATCTCTACTAGATAATTTTCTGTATTCTTTACCTGATAATTTGTATCTATCACTAGAAAATCTATTTGTGTTAATAGGATTGTCTGCAGGTGTACTGTTTAATTTTTCTTTTAATTCTTTGTTTTCTTTTTCAAGTTTAGAAAGTTTACTGTATTTTCTTTTTTTCTTCATATCTTCATCATCTTTTTTCTTTTTTCTCATATCAGTACCTTCTGCCTCTTCTGCAACCTCTTCAGCTTTTTCCTGCATAACTTCAACTGCAACTTCTGCCGCTTTTGCAGCTAATTCTGGTGTTACCTCTTCTGGTGTTGCATCATCAATAGCCGCAGCAATTTCATCAACAGCTTTTTCTACCTCTTCAACAACTTCAGTAACAACTTCCTCTGTCGCCTCTTCATCTGCCATTTCAACTGATTCGCTATCATCACCCATTTTAGCTTTAATGTCTGCAATTGCATCTTCTAAATTTTTAACTCTCTCTTCCATATCTTCTAAATTAACATTTTCTGATAGTTGTTCCTCTTCTGTAACAACCTCTTCTGTTTCAGTTTCCATAACTTCTGCAACAACACCTTCAGATTCTACCCTGAAAGTAACTCCTGTTTCTAATTTATATGTTCCAATTGGTAATGGTATTGTTGTGCCATCTTCTGTTAATACGCTAATGTCAACACCTGCCTGTAATTCATCAGCTGTAGAAACAAAAATTGTACCATCTTCACCTTTAGCTTGAAAAGAAAGTTTAATGTCTTTGCTTAAACCTAATGCTTTTATAATTTGTTCTTTAATGTCCATAGTTCTTTTTTTTTATTAAATAGATTTATTTTGATTTTGTTTGATTTTGTATTATTTCGTTAAGTGCTTTTAGTATTTCTTCATCTGTTGGTTTGCGTTGTTGCATAGCTTCGAAACGGTCAGCAAAATAACCTTCTATGCTTAAACCACGCAATTCGCCACTTTTTATTCTTGACCACAAATCATCATTAGTTATTTTCATTTTTACAAACCATGTTCCATTAGGTAGATCGTAACCATAAAGTTTAGATTTGTCACTGTCACCTTCTTTTATCCAACTTTCTACTGTTAACACACCACCAACTCTATCTTGATGTTCGTATGTTGCTTTATGATGATTGTTATGTTTTAGGTATAACTCACTAGCTTTGCGCACTGTTTCTGGACTAAAATAAACATAATACTCACTGTCCGTATTCGGATCGAACCTAAATATTTGCTTGTTAGGTATCAATGCAGGGCTTACTAACATACGTTTTTCTTCATCAACTTTTGCAAATGTTAAATTGTTTTTTTCTTTGCCAAAATACACAAAGTCTTGTTCTATTGCAGGGCTATTTACTAAACTAATGGCATCTATTGCCAACTCTTCATTATCATTTTCTATAATCAACTCTACTATACGTGTATTTTTTAAGTTTGCATAGTAATCTTTATTGGCGTTTTCACATTCTGCTTTAGTCTTGTATTGACATTTGCCTGTGTCACCAAATTTATAGTTTCCGTTTTCGCATTTTTTACATGGCATAATATATAATAGATTTAATTAATATTTATTTGATTTTTATATTGTTGATCTTCTCCTAATGTTCGCAAGTTGGTTTTGGCTATTAGTCATCTCATCGGTTATTACAAACGCTTTGGTTGGTTCAGGTGTAACACCCTGCCCTAACTCAAAATTTCCTGACATCATTTGTGGTGCAGGTGTTGTTTCCATACTAGGTGCAGAACCACCTGTGCCGCCACCTGCGCCTGTATCTGTATCATAAATTGCTTGTACACTTTTAAAACCTGCTGCAATAACACTAGCTGCCATTATATAACTCAATGGTGTACCTTTACCTTCTCTCAATGCGCCTGCTGCGGCTGCGTAAGTATCTATGATTGCTGCACCTGCCGCCATAGCTTTGTTATCTTCTGCAAACTCACTAGCACCTTTTAATAATTTGCTACTAGCACTCAATGATGCAGCAACAAGTTCTTGATTAGCTAGTTTATCGTTTTTAATACGTTCATCTGTTAATTGTTTTACTTCCCTGTTATACTTTATATCTATTTGTTCTTTTAATTTTATATAATCTTTATGTTCTTCTAAATCTTTTAATTGTCTTGTTCTTTCACGTGTTAATGCATCAATTGCTCTTTTTGTTTCATCTTTTTCTAATGCATTTTCATTTTCATCAATCATTGCACGTAACGTTGCTAACCTTGTTTTTTCATCTTCTTCTGCTTCATCATCATATTTCTTTTTTATAGCTTGTAACTCACGTTGCAATTGATCTTCTAGTTGTTTTAGCATTTCCGCTTTTACTTTGGGACCTGCTTTGCTTTTTTCTAGTTCTTTTTTTTGTGCTTCAAATTGTATTTCAGCTTTTTTATTTTCACGTTCTCTATCATCATCTATTGAAGCTAATGTTGCTTCATCTTCTAATTTACGTATTTGTGCTAAAAAATTAACATTAGCATTATACCTATCACGCCTAGCTTTTTCTTGCCTTGCAACCGCTTTACGTTCATTTTCTTTTTCTTTTTCTTGCCGCTTTCTTTCATTGTCTGCATCACGCATTGCTACATCTGCTTGAAAATCACGTTTTAGTTTTATAACTTCTTTGTTAATGTCTTTTAGGTTTGCTGTTGCTTTGTCTCTTTCCTCTACTAATCCCCTAATTTGTGCCTTTTGATTTTCAATGATTGCACTTTCTTCATCATTATTTTTTCTTAATTGTTCTAATGTTTCTTTTGCTTTTTTTATTTCATCTTTTGCTTCTGTTTGTAATGCTTTTTGTTTTACCCTAGCTGTTTCCTGTATTGCAATAGCTTCATCATAATATTGCTTTATAGTCATGCCCTTTATTTTCTGCATTCGCAATTCATGAGCTTCACGTTCAGTGTCTTTGTCTATTTCTTTACTTTTTGCACCTAAATTAGCTAAAACAGCTTTGTTGTTTTCTTTTAATGCCTCTGTTTCTTCTTTTGTAGCTGCCGCACTATCTTTAAAAAATTTAACAATAGCTGATCCCAAACCTACTAATGCTGTAACACCTGCTATAATTAAACCAATAGGGTTTGCAGCCATAATTAGATTTAATGCTTTTTGACCAGCTGCTAAAACTTTTGTTGCACCAGTCCATTTTCCTATTACTGATGCTATACCTACTATTGCTTTACGTTGTGCTAATAATGATTGTACACCTTGATTCAGTGACATTGCAGCTTGTACTTGTAATATTGCTTTATTTACTTTGTCACTTTCTGTACCTAATAGTTTCATTGCACCTTGCACTGTTGCAATTGCACCTGTTGCTATACCAAAACCCTGTGCTAGTCCATTAACACTTGTTTCAGCTTGTTGTAATGATTGTTCTAACTGACCTACATCTGCTTTTATTTCTGCATCTACTATTATATCTGCCATAATTCTTTTTTTAAGGTATACTAACTCCTGTAAATAATTGCACAAAACGTATATGACTAACCCACTCAATTGTCATGTCTGTTGCACCTTTTACTGTTTGTCTAAATTGATTATTATTAACTGCATTTATTGGTGACCACCCACTTAAACCTAACCCATTACTTGCAGGGCTTGTTCTACTTCGACTAATAGAACCAACGCCACTATTATTAACTAAAACAACACCACGTTCTACCCACGCTTTAAAATCACCTACTGCACCTGTGCCGCTAGAACCACCAATACGTATTGCCATTGTTTCTGATTGAAAATAATATCCTTTGTTAACTTCTAATAATACATTTTCATATAAACCATTATTAGGCAAACTATCAGTTGTTGCATTATCTCTAGTTTGACAACCATAAATAACATTAAATACTTGCCTAGTGCCATATTTATCTTCTAAATTATTACCACCCATAAACATTGCACCTGTATGTAATGCGTTTGCACCAATGCCAAATGATGTTGTGTTTTGTACTTTGTTATCTACGTTATGGTTTATACCAACTACAATATTGTTTCTAGTGCCTGTATTTAGTATGTTTTTTTCGCCCATAACATACGTATTATTTGCACCTTGTACTATTGTGTTATCATCACCTTGTACGTTGTTTTTTGCAAATTTATTTTTTATGTTTATATCTCTAGTATATGTAAATGCTTTGCACACCCTAGAAACGTTGTCGTAAGTATAACCATAACGTTCACACTGTATTTGGTTAGGTGTTATTTCATTTACACCATCTGTGAATGTCACTATTCCATTTGCATTAATTTTGCTAGGTTTTATTTCAAAACCTTTTATGTAAGATATATTTGTCATGGTATTAATATAAATTCAACTGTTGCTAGGTCATTAGGTTTATAATCTATTCTATTTACTCTATATTCTCTGTTTTTTATAAATACAGTATCAAACAAATTAAATGTTGCTATGTCACCTGCATTTAAATTAACTTTTATTGTCATAACACGTGTATCACTGTTGTACAACTCATTATAGTATGGTAACCAATACACGTTAAACAAGTTTTTTATAGGTGTACTGCCGATGCCATTAAAAAATTGACATTCTCCAAAATTAAAATCTACTGTATCTGTTGCTTGTGGTGGTGTACTTACAACTGTACTAATATCTGACAAATGTCCAAATTGTAAAAAATCATCTTCTTGTGCATTACCACTTACACCATTTTGTGCAGGTATTTTGTAAGTACAACTAGTTAATGTTTTCAAACCTACATTGTAACATATTCTAGGTGAATTGTCAAAACCGCTACTAGTACCATCACTTGCATTATAAGCATATATTGCAGGTGTTATAAAATCAGTAAACTCTGGCATAACTTGTTTAAGTACAGTTGCTGCAAAAGGTTCTGCAATTATATCTTTTGTGCCTTCTAATATTGTAAAACCACTAGCATCAAATATTTTGCTACCGTATTCATAGCCACTTGTTGCACGTTTATATTTATTAAATACAAAATCATCATCATCAACAACAAAACCAAATTTTGTTATTTTGTTTAGATCAGTTAATGGTGTTAATTTAATTTCGCTGACATCTATTTTTTCTGTCCAATCATGCTGTATGCTACGTGCTGCTAATGTTAAATTAGATGTAGTGCCACTGTTTGTGTTATTTATAAATATATCACCATAAGGTTCAATTTGTATATTATTAGGGTTGTCTTTGTCTGGTATTGCAATTAAATTAAACATAGTCATTATACCTTTTAAAAAGTCATATTGCTTAATGTTGCCTCGTAAATTTTCTGCAAAAGTATCGTTAGTTATACTTGTATTACCAACTTGCACAATTGTTTCTGGTATTTCGTAACCTATTTGTGCTAATGTTTCTGTATTACTTAATTGTGTTAATGTAGTAACTGTAGTCTCCCTTTTAAATTGTGGTATCAAATAATTACCTGATGGCAAAACAACTGTAAAAGTACCTGCAACTGTTATAGATGCTGTTGTTGCACCTGTACCAAACGTATTTAAGTTTGTTAATGAATGTGAATTTACAAACGCATTAGAGCTGTCGTACTCATTAAATGCTAATTGACCTATTGTTGTTGCGGCTGTTGGTGTACTGTAACCAGTATAGTTAATTGCAAAATTAAAATCAACTTCAAACCTTTGATTGTCAAATTGTGCTACAAATTTACTTGTTGCAAGGTCAAAACCTATTAAATCTTCATTACTGAATGTTTGTTCATCAAATATTAATCTTGTATATGTTGTACCTGCTGCATTGCCTGTTGTGCTTTGATTTGTGCCTTCACCTGTGCCTTGGTTAGTATGTGGTTCAGGTGCCCCACCCCAATTAAAATCCATATACAATCTTTTAAAATCTGTTGTATCAAAAAATGCACTTGTAAAAGTAAATGGGCTGTCATTGAATATACGCTGTATTAAATATTTTAATTGCAACCACGGTCTGAATGCTGTTCCTAATGTAGTCAATTCTGGGTTGTTGTTAGCATCTTGTATAAATTGATGTGTCCAATCTACAAAAGGGTATTTAACTGTATCGTTTGCATCTCTAAAACCACTTGTATTGCTATTTGTGTATGTTATACCAGTACCGCTATCATTCCAACTATATTTAATATTCGTTTTTGTATATTGGTGTTCAAGTTCTGTAAAATCAATATCTCTAAATGTTTTTTCTTTTAAAAAATCTGCTAGTGCAATTGCTTCACTGTATAAATTAACATTATAGCTTGTTTCACCATCTTTATTAGATATGTCTATTAACCTTAAATAACCTTCAAATAGTATAAAACCATCTTGTTTTAGTTCGCATTTAGTTTTGATATAGGGGTTAAACACTATGCCTGTATCTGTTCTTGTTATGTCAAATATATTATCAAATGCCTGGTTGTTTCTTTTTGTTGCAGGTAAATTAAATGCTTTAGAGTATGATTGTACTTTTTCTGCAACGTTTTTAAAATCATCAACACTTAATGTTAATGGTATATCTTCATCTTCGTACAAATCTAATATAACCTGTCCATTTGCTAGATCAATATCTGCATTTTGGTTAACCACAGGTTGTACTGATATATCTTCTATTAATATATTAGTTGTACCGCTAAAACCTACAAACAATATTGTTAGCACATTGTCTGTATTATTTGCTGTAAATGTAGTTGTTTTTAAACCTGCTGATGCACCGAAAAAATTAGTTGGCGACATACTTAACGTTGTTGTACCATCATACATTTGTACAACTAAAAAACCTGTATTATCACCAGTATCAACATTAATATTTATTTCGTAATCTTGACCAACCGCCAGATTTGATAGTTTTTGATAAACACCACTTTTTAATGTTGCAACTCTATATAATTTTAATTTATTGCTAACCCTTTCTGGTGCATCTACAGCTGTACCACTTCTAAATTTGTACCACTGGTTTGGTATGTTAGGTGGCTGTGATGTTAATGCGCCTACGACAATATTAGGGTTGCTACTAGATACAATTGGTGCTGCATTAATAGTTAAAAAATTGACACCATCAACAACAAATTCTGACAACTGACTGTTTAGTGGGTTTAAGCCATCAAAAGATTGTGGGAATATAATTAGTTGTACAGACATTATATTGTTTGTGTTCTTAATGTTAAACTTTTTTCTACTTCAAATGTATATTGTATTAACTTGTCATTTGCAATAGTTTTAGTTATAAATGATGTTGTTTTTAATCTAACTGGTGTAACATATTGGTTCAAAACAGAGTTGCTAACATCTGTTTGGAAACCATCTAACATATAAACTTCTGGGCTATTTATTAACTCTTCAAATGATGTGTTAAAGTCTTGACTAATATAATCAGTGTTTATTCTTATAGTTTCTGTTGCGTTTCTTCTAAATGTTTTTTTACCACCCCTAAAACCATCAACGTTATAATATCTTTTGTTCCATGTGCCTTCTATTTGTGTATATGTTGTTTCTGTTGCATTAATAGTTTGACTAGATTTTTTTGTAAATGTAAAATAATCCCATGCACCCCACTGATTTAACCAACACAAACGTATACTTTCAAATTGTCTTTCATCAGGACAAGTTAAATTAATTGTATATGTTTTGCTTGTTGGTGTATTACTGTTGTCTAGTAATTGTACTGTATAACTACCACCCTGTATTGCGTTTGCCGCAACTAAACTTTGAAACGTTGTAGATGTGTTTCTTAAATTACCAGGGTAAATGCCATAGTATAATATTTGTTTTCTTCCATCTGTTGACCAACCACTAAACGCACCTGTTCCTTGTGTTTTTGTAATAGTTTCAGTTGCTGTAGTGCCATCAGTTTTATTATATGTAAACTTTACTTTTTTTGCGTTATCCCACATATCCTGTTCCGTTTGCAATATAGCTACTGTACCATAATCCTCTATGTTTGCAAATAATGTTGTTGGCAAATTAGTTAAAAATTGCTTTGTACTATCACTAGGTTTAAATTTAGTTATGTCATAACCAAAACCATGTAAATTATTAGAATTTGTAGAAAACGCCAATACATCAGTATATTTTAAATATGCATTAATTATTTTAAATGCACCTGTATTTGCAGCTGTTCCTGCTTGTACACGTACAATGTTATCATCTTGATTACCTGCACTATCTACAGCACCTAAAAACTCAACTTTAAATTGTACTGCAAAATATTTTAATACATCTGTTTGTAAAGAAAACTTGTCTATTAAATGTATAGGGTGGTTTTTACCATCTGATGATGCCCCTTTATATGTACTGTTAACACCTGCTAATTGTTCTGCTTTTACATAATTTTCTACAATATTTCTAAAATCAAATATACCTACACCTGCATTATTTGGCGTTGTTTTGAAAACACCTATCCTTGTACTTGCGTTGCTTAATGATATTGCACCAGTATTAATATGCACTTCTGCAACAAATTTTACTTTTACTTGATTTGCAACTGCATCATCATTAGATACTACAAAAATAACATCTTGACCTACAGGCAATACTGTTCTGCCTGGTTGTTGCTCTATTATTGAATTTGCCATACTTTATTTTTTATGCCCTTCTCACATTAGGGAATGTAACTAAATTTTCTATTATATCTTCTTTAACTTCTGGTTGTGCCTCTAACTTAAACATTTGTAACCCTAACATTAATGGTTTTTGAAAAAAACTAATGCCATGAATACCTTTTACCCACAAGACCTTCATTATTGCTATTTTTAAACCTGCTGTTGTTTGAAACCGACCACGTTCATCTCTGGGTTGCAAGTTTTTTTTACGTATGAATGAACCTATGCCACGTGACATGCCGCCTTTTTTACCTGTACCTGTACCAAATTGATATGGTGCATCTTTACGTTCACCTTTATAATTAACAAACCATCTACGACCACCCCATGTGCCTTTGTGCTTACCTGTTTTTATTGTACCACCTGCTCCTTTAACGCCTTTGTCTACAAATGTACCATAATCTGCCATGTAGAATTGCACTACAAAATTATCACCTTGTCTGTATACATCAGCACGTAAACTGTTTTCTAAATTACCGCCACCTTTGTTTTTTGCGCGTAATTCGTCTTTTGCACCCTCTATTATTTCATTGCTCCATGACTGCAAAAAGTTATTAAGATTGTCGTATTTTGCCATTATATTAAACCAACAAATAATTCAACCTGTACATCTGTTGTAGATCGAGGTCTAACTTGTAATGTAACTATATCTTCTAATGTTGGAAAATTAGGTGTTGTATCTGCTTCAGCTATTGCTGCGGTATCAGCTTGACAAAGTATATGTGAATTACCTGCTGTGATCACAACCTGATAGTTTGTGTTTTCTGTAACAACTGCCAAATCCATAGCTTCAGTTGTACTTAAATTAGTCACACGTATATATTTACAATTTTCTAGGTCTAATGCACCTGCTGCGCCATGTGGTGTTGAATTAAAAACTGCTATTGTAGTTGTGTTTGAATGGGCGCAAGTTAATATACGTTCCATAACATCTACAATGCCTGTTGTTGTTACTGTATTTGTTGAACCACGTAATGCACCATTTAGTGTTACGGATTCTGATATTGTTGTTACCAAGTCTGCCATAATTATTTTTTATTTTTATCTATTTGTTTTAATTTACTAATTGCCCAATTTACACCTGAAGAACCACCCCAGGCATCCCACATAAGACCACCGCAACCCTCTGTATATGGTACATCTTTGTTTTGTTGATGTCTTTTAAATGATGCCATACGTGCTATAGTATCTCTGCTAATTGGTTTTTTATTTGCTAATTGATTTGCACGTGTCCAACCTACTTTTGTGCCGCAACTGCTACCATTTTCTTTTTTGTATTTAATTGCTCTTTTTGCATTGTTAGATGCACTTTCTGGATAATCTGTATAACTTTTTAATTCTATACTAATTGCCTCTAATTTTTCCAATAAATCATCATAATTCATAATCGTATTGTTATTTTAAAAAAACTTATTTCTATTGTGTATTTACCTATTTTAAATTTCATTAGTAACCTGCTCCTGCATCTGTAACTGGTATATCACATGTATCAAAATCATCAATGACTTGTATACCTACATTAAACACCCACCCTGTTAATAAATTATCAAAACGTTCTTGGAATGGTTCTATAGTAAATTGCCCATTTGTGAAATACAAAGGAAAATTAATATCATCTACACCTGCTTGTGATTGTCTTGATGAATGCCTAATCATACCTATTATGTCTTTTGTAATGTTAAGTGTTTCATTCCACACTTCCTGTTGATTATTTTTTCTGTTTAATAATTTAGGTAGATTAGTTGCATTTGTAACTTCTGTTGTTGTAGGCATGTTTTCACTTACTATGTCACATATAAATATTTGGAAATTATATGTCATGCTACTATCACCTGTTGTTACATTAGTTGGGTTTATATGCATTAATGCAAATTTTTCTAATTGTTGTAAATTTATATCGTATATATCACCAACGCTTACTGTATGTATTTGTTTGTGATACTCACCTAGTCTGCACATAAAATTAACTACGTTGTTATATGTTTTGTTATTTACTGCCATATTTTGTTTTTACGCTATTTTGACTTTCTAAATCTGTTTCATAACTTAACCATGTTAAACATTCAAACAAATTTGTTTTAGTCACTTTTTCTAAATTAATTATATTACCATTTGCCAATCTATACATCACACCAAACCAATTCCATTTTTTTGCAAACTCATTATCACCTATTGCTTTTTCGTTTCCCTTATGTGATTTGTCAAACACGATAGCATAGTCGGTAAAAACACCCCTGCGAAATTGTAAAAAAAAACCAGTGCATCATGCACTTTGTCTGCTGTAATGTTTCTCATAATTTCGGCTCGTAATTTAATATCACCATCGTATGCTTCAATTTTATAATAATCATTATGTTTATCAATTACAGGTCTAAATAGTATTGCCATTATTTCTGGCATTTTGTTTTCTATGTCTGCAACATACGTTTCCAAATCTGCAAACTCGCCTAATGTTATACTATCTAAATCAGGGTGGAAACCATATTCTACACCATCTATTTCTATTATTTCACGTAAACTGCTATCACTATCTTTTTGCATTTTAGATAACTCTTGCATAATTAATGCAATATGTGTTATTTCTAACTTATCTAATAACTTGTTAGGTATATCAGATAATGCTAAAATAGTTTCCCTTGCCTCTTTTGTTTTACTTACATTTTTTATTGCAAGTAATTTAACCCATCTGTCCAATGTAACATCATTCCAATTATTAATTACATTATATACTTTTTTTTTGCCTTTTTCTTTAATTCGTACTTTCATCATTATATATATAGAAAATTTTGTTATTTAGTTTATTATTTTATATTTGCGGTGGTTTATATAATTTTTTAGTTAGTAGAAGGTGTAAGGGGAAAACTGTAACGTGCGGGGTTTTCCCCTTTACTGTACATAGTATTTACCAAAATTATTGTCAATTTCATAAAACATACGCATTGCTAGTGCATCTGCATAATCTGGTGATCTACCTAATATTGCTTTAACATCATCTTTAGGTTTAATTTGCAACTTATTGTCTTTGTCTGCATCTTTTGTTCTGACTTGTTCTAACTCCTCTATAATATAATTTTTTACATTTACATCACTGCAACTTATCCCTATTTGTGCTTTGTTTATTAAATCAGCTAATTTATAATAACATTGTGTTTTTAAATTTAAATAGTTTTCTTTTTTTATTGCTTTTGCATTATTTATAAAACCTTGACACCTTAAATAATCTTTTACTCCACCACCAACACCATCTTCATCAACAATTATGTTTCTTGTGTTGACTTTGTTTTCTTGTTGTAATTTTTTAACTTGATCAACAACATCATTTATTGCAGATTTTAATATTGTTTTTACATACATAACATGCAAACCTGACCATAACATAATTACTGTTTTATCACTACCAAAACGTGCAACATCACATGTTATATATTTTTCTCCCTCTGTTCCTTTTTGTGTGAATAAATTTAGTATTGCATTGTATTCTATTAAACTATCATTTGTTGCATCATACTCCCAATTACCAAATAATAATCTTTGTTTGCTTAATTCATCAAGTTCAAAAAGTTGTTTTTCATAATGTTTTGATATATATTGATTATCATTTACTAAACTTTGTATAAACTTTCTATATGGTTTTATTGTGTTATCTTTTGCAGGTCTATAATACTCACTGTACACCCAATTTTTTGCAGGGTTGCAAGTCATTAACATTTTAGGTATTAATTTGTTTTCATCTAGTTTATATCTTAATCTTGATGCAACTACATTTTTTGCTTTTTCTGTAATTTGATTTGCTTCATCTATAAATGCACTTGTAATTTCTAATGAACCTAAACTGTCAAAATTTCTATCTGATGGGTACAAAAACAAATCTTTTAATATTATTTCACTGCCATTGTAGAACGTTATTATGTTACTTGAACCATTAAATGTGTAATCTTTGTTTGCTTTTAATTGCCATGCTGTACAAACTTCAAAAAAAGTATTTAGTGTTGTTTTTTTTAATGCATCTAATTTTGATCTACCCATTAAGTATCTAGTTTTTTTATACTTAATGCACATTAATATTAAATAACTAACACCAACCCATGACTTTCCACCACCTGCTGCTCCACCAAATAATATTTCCTTTGTTTTATTGTCAAACAAATAACGTAAACATTCTTTTTGTGTTTTGGTAAATTTAGGTTCAATCAGCAAGATTAATATTAATTTTTATAGGTTCATTATCTGTTGTTAAATCTAGTTCATTACGTTCAACGTAACCTCTTTTTTTACCTTTTGTTTTTAAATAGAATATAGTTGCAGGTGTACTGCCATCTTTTATTTGTGTGTGTAATTGACTTTCTGCAAAATCTAATGCAATGTTTTCTATTTCTTTAACAGCTTTTGCAAAATCTTCATCTTCTTTTAACCACTTATAATATGTGCTACGTGGTACATCTGCTTGTTTACATGCTATTGTAACAACGCCTAAACTGTTTTCTAATGCTTGTAATATTGTTTCTTTTTTTATATGTCTACTTTTGTCCATTATATATAATATTTTTTAATTCTTTTAACATCATATCTCTATGTGTTAATTCAGTTATTCTCCATGATTTTTGTATTGCTAAATGTTTCTCAAAATTTTCATTACATATTTTAATTTTGTTTTGCAAATCTGCATAACTATTAACAATATAAAATTCTACTTGATCTTTAAAATAATTTAATTCTGATTTATCTATTGTGTTTCTGCAATTACTATCAAAAAAAACTACATTGTTACAAAAACCTGCCTCATAATATCTATTAGCTAAATTGCAAAATATTTTATTAGTTGTATTATCTTCTATATATAATTGATACTTAAATAAATTTAGTGTTTCTTTTTTTTCTCGCCAACTTAATTTGCTAATGTATTTTGGGTTGCAACCTATGTGTTTAAACTTTTTAAAGTTTTTAGGTGATGTGCTTAAATATATATCATTTTGTAAATATTTTGTAAAATAGTTTTTTCTATCCTTTCTAAATGTACCATAATAAATGCAATCATATTTTTTATTTGTTATATTATTTGCTTGTTTTGCTAATAATAAATTTATATTTAATGTATTAACACTTAATTCTGATTTACTTTTTTCGCATTCATATCCTGCTATTAAATGATATGGTTTAAAACCGCCTATAGATGATGTAAAATTTACATCATTACTAATTACTATTTTTTTTGCATTAGGATTATTTTGTAATAGTTTATTAATCAACTGGAAAGGTGCGTAATGACTAGCAAATGCTAGTATTAATATGTCGTATTTTTTATTTAATGCATTTATAAAATCTTGTTCAACACATAACAAATCACATTTTAAATATTCACTAATTATTATTGCATTACGCAAATGTGCATCTATAGCTTTTTTTTTATCTAATTTTTTATTTGGGTATATTTCTATTAATGCAACGTTCATGTTATTTTTTTTATAAAATCTTCATACGTTAATTTTGTTGCTTGTGTATTTAGTCTATTTTTTAGTATATCTAATTGTTGTAAATTATCACAACGTATTATAAAATTTACATTTTCTGTAAATTCTGTTATTTGCTCTATGTCTTGTATTTCTGCATCATCATTATTTTGCCATACATCTAATCCCCAATTTGATAATTCAACACTATCCCAATTGTTAGCTAATATATCCCATTCCCACTCACCAAAACCAACATTGTCTTTAATAATAAACTCTTGTTTTTGTTCTACTGTTAAACCTTTTGCTACTTTAACATGCACTTCTTTTAAACCTGCTTCAATACAAGCCTTATGTCGCATGTTACCCCCTAATATCAAATTGTTTTCATCTATAACAATTGGGCGTAATTCTAACATTTGCGGAAAATCTTTAATTGATTGTACAAGTTTTTTAAATTTACTATCTTTTATAAATCTAGGGTTTTTAACATTAGATTGTATTTTGTTTATTTTTACTTTCATATTATTAAATAGAATTTTTTATTATTTATTTAAAATTGTCATTAATACCACGTTCTCCTATTATTTTTTCTTTTGCACTATCCCATAATTTATCATGTTTTTTATGTTTACTTAATGATTGTTCAGTGCGTATAATCTGTGGCATACCATCTTGTATTTCGCTTTGCATATATTTACCACATGGACATTCTGATCCCTTTGTTACCCATTTACCTTCTCGACAAACAATAACTATTTTTTTTATTTCTTTTGTGTATTTACAACACTCACATTTATATAATGCCATCTACTTGTAATCTGTCTAATTCAAAATGCAAATGATTAATTGCTTTTTTTATATCTTCTATGCCGCCATCTTTATGTTTTCTTTTACTCCTTAATAAGTATGTTACAGCTGTACCCACGTTATATGTTAAATCAAAATTAGCAACTACATCTTTTGCCATATATCCATTTTTTCCAATATAATATTTTGGTATATCATTCATGTTTATTTTTTTTATATTTATATATTAAATAACTAATTATAGGTGTACTATATATCAGTGTTAGTAAACTAGGGTGTGGTTCACCACATAAACCAGTTGCATGTCTAATAAAATCTATCATTTATATTTTTCGTATAATTTTTTTATAGCATCAAAACATGTACTTAAACAAGAACCACAATTTGTTGTTGTGCTATAATTTGTATTATAAATTGTATTGTATGTTTCTATCATGCGTTTTTTTGCAGCTTGATTTTTTGCTTTACCTGTTTTTAAATCTTTCCACATATCTAATATTTCATTTATTATTTCTGGTGGTAAATCATCTGGTGTATCAACATTTGTTGTTTTTTGCCATTTACCTTGACTGCATGACATAGGAGCTAAACGTGCTTTTATTTTCATAAAACAACCACAATCTTTGCATGTGCCTGTAGGTTTAAAATAGTAAATACATGATTTGCATATATTTATACGATCTTGATATATTTTATTTGGTACAAAAAATTTCATTTAGTTTTTTTACTTTTTTTTTGTCTTTGTAAATTATCATCTGCACATTTATTCCATGTAGGACTTTGAAAACCAAATTGCATTTGGAAACTATTTTTTTTCCGTGGATTGTAAAACTTCATTGCATTTGTTTTTTAATATATTACGCACTTTGTCTATTGTTGTAAACAAACTATTACGACTAATTTTTGTTTTTTTTGCTAAACTATCTAATGTGTTATTTTCATAATAATATAGTTTAAAAACTTCTGCATCATACCAATTTAGTTTATCCAATTGACTATCAATTATTTCTAATTTTTGCCATTTATTTTGTTCATCTTGTTCTGGCAAATTCTGTATATTCTTATAATAATTAGCAGAAATTGGCAGATCACTATCCACCAAACTGCTAGAACAAACATATTTATAGCCATCAAGATTTTTATAGTATTTTTCATATTTGTAATAAAAATTTGATCTTTTACTTGTTAATGCCCTACGTAATGCTACAGCACCATATTTTGTAACACCTTTAATTCCATCTTTTGTATATATATTTTTTAATACTTTTTTATCCATTTGCAAAAAATACAACATTAATTCTTGTACCGCTTCATGTATTTTGTTTTCATCTTGTGTTATACCATAAGCCATTTTTCTAAAAGTATCTGTTAATTTAGATATTTCATTATAAATATCATTCATTATTAGGTTCTATTAAATTAATTTTGTCTACAGTATCATGCACTAATTGTTCTAAAACCACTTTGTATGCCCTAACAACTGTTGCGTTCCTTTTTGTTTCTATACCTGCAAAAAAACCATTTGTTGCTACAGATAAGTTAATAGGTATTATCATTAACCAGTCATAATAATTACCATTTTTCCTATAATTATTATGATATTCTATAATAATATCTAAAACATCTAAAAAATTATTGTATTTACTTTTTGTGCTTACATCTTGTGCAAATTGTTTACACGCACTAATATATGTATCTATTGTTATTTGGTGTTGATGATTTGCGTATATAGGAATATGCATAACGCAATCATATCAAAAAAAATTTAATCTATTTGTTTTTGATTTTTTAAGTTTTTAACAACTGATTTGTAATAACTTATTTTTTCGTTGTATTCTAATCTAGTAAATTTAACACGTTGCATAGCTTTTTGTTGCAAATCTATAGATGTGCCTTCACCATATTTTGCATTTAATTTTATGTGAAATTTAAATTGTTCACCTTGTTCAAACATATTACACTTTACACATTGTGGTTGACAATTGGTATGATCAAAACGTGTGGCTAAATGCCTTCTACTTTGAAAGTGTCCACATTGCATACCTTGTTTGTAATGTTTTTTTACACCACATGTAAAACATTCAACAAAACCATTAGTATCTGCATCTCGTAATCTAATGTATAAACTAAAATATTTGTCTAATTCTTTTTTTAATTTACTTAATGTTTTCAATTTTAATTTGCAAATGTATATTTACTGTATGATACTGTTTCATTATATCTATTTTTACTGCTTATAAACTCACTTTTAATATTATATCCCTCGTTTTTTAACTCGCATATTCTTGATGTTAGTCGCATAATACCATACTCTTTCATAGCTTGTAATGCTGTTATTGATCCTTTGTCTTTTAAATGTCTAATAATTCTTTGTTTTTGTGTTAGTTTCATTTTAATAATTTTTGTTTTGGTTGATAATATTGTATATTTTTTTGTTGTAATTTTTCTGTTAGATATATTGCATTATCTATAGTTTTTTTATGTGTATATACCCACTTGTAAAACGTTCTGATATTTAAAAATGGTTCATCTTTGCCAAAACGTACGCCTTGATGGAAGGCATCTTGTATTTGATTAAATGTTAAATTTTTAAATCTGTTTTCTGTTTGTAAATCTTCTGCAAAAATTTTACTTAATGTAGCCATTGTTTGTGCATCTGTTTTATGTCCTATTTCTACAGATGTTTTTGCAATTAAATCTAGTAATTTTTCTGTTAAATCTTTTATGTTTTCTTGTGCTAATGTGATCATAATAATTTTTTTGCTTGTTCCCATTCATTTATTTGTGCATGTAATTTTGATGTAGTTGTTGTTTTATCTCTACGTTCCCATGTGCGCACACAGGCTTTCCAATCTTTCATTTTGTTTTTACCTACCATCCAATTTTTACTTTCATAAAAATCAAAAAAAGCATGTGCATCTACATTATTTTTTCTATCTATACAATACAAACCTATTTCATTAATACTAGGTTTTTTGAAACGCTTTTTATTACTATATGTAATATTATTATTATTTATATTTATATTAATATTATCTGTTAACTTATCTTTACAAGGTGTGTTAACTAATGTTATCACCCTTGTTTCTATTTGTTTACTACCTTGTTTATATATGTTAACACGCTTTATGTATTTATTATCTTCTAATATTTTTAACCATTTTTGTATTGATATTCTACTAACCTCATACAATTTGCAAAAATAATCTGTTGATGCTGTACATTTGCCATTCATATTACATAATGCTGTTATTTCTGCATAAAGTAATTTAGCATTTGGCGTTAACTTTTTATTATATCTCACATCAGCAGGTATAACTGCGTAATAATTGGGTTTATGTATCATATAATATTAATTGTATAATGATAGTTTACAAGTAATGATTTAATTATTTCTATTTGCTTACTAAACTGTATGTATGTTGTTTTGATCAAACATGAAGCATCACCACTTTGTACTGCTATTATTATATCTTCCATATATAATGGTGCTTCAACAACACCATTTTTAATTAAAAATTCATGCAAATCACTTCCTTTAACGAAAACTTTTTTGTCACTATTTAAGTTTTTATATGCATTATAAACTTTTGTGTATGCATCTTCATATATTTTGCAATATTTAAAATTGCTGTCATGTGTTTTTTCATAATGATATATAAGAGTTCTATCTCTATTCAAAACACTACCAACTATTTTTCTATGTATGCCCTCTTGTTGTCTGCCTATTATTGCTGCAACTTGTCTTGCTACTTGTAAAGGGCGTTTTCTACTTTTTGTTTTTAAAATACCATTATCTAAATTTAACACACTTTCTGTTAGATCACATATTTTTCTGAAATTTTCTCTATGCATTTTAAAATGGCATGTCATCAGATGTTATAAAATCTTCTGTATCAGTATTGTTACCACTTTTAGAAAATCTCCAACCATCTATTTGATTATAGTATTTACCATTGTATTCTTTAGAATATACATTACACCATATTTGTACGTTTTGCCCCTCTTTTAATTTATTTAAATTATTTACATTATCTTCACCAAAAGCTGTTATACAAACTTGATTGTTGTATTTATTATCAGTTTCAACAACACAACATTGTTTAATCCAATCAACACCATTTTTGCTGCTACCTCTTTCTATTTTTAATATTTTAATTAATTTTCCTTCTACTTGCATTATTTCTTAATTTTTTTATTAGACTTTGTTTTAATTTTTACTAGATTATCTTCTGCAACTATATATTCATAGCCACTAGTACTTTCTACTTTACACTTAACAACACCATTTTTATTCCACTTTTTTATCAGCTTTAACTCTTTTGTTAATTCTGTATAATATGGGTGATCAGTGTTTAATTGTTTTAGATTTTTAATTTTATACATATTTATTTACTTTTTTTAAATTATAATAATTTGCTACATAGTTTATGTGTTTTGTTGTTGTCGCACTCCACCAACCAAAAATGTGTAGCTGATCACCTTTTATTTGTGCAACCCTAGTTGAATAAGAAAATACATCAGTGCCATTTATGATGCGTAAATTTTCTTTATATCTATCTAATTTTATCATGTCTAATTGCTGTATCATATTAACTTCTTTTAAAATCTTCTGCCTCATCTTCACCAAATACACCTAACTCATAAAAACCTGTCATTTTTAGTACAGCCCTAGACATAGCACGTTTTTCTGCCATTTCTAATACATACCACGACATTGTATTACCATTTTTAAAATCACCCTTTAAAGCTGATCCAAAAGTTTCTAATGTATTACCTTCTTTTGTTGCTGTAGCTTTAACACCTGCAAAATCTTTTTCACATTTAACGACTTCATACCAAATATTAATTTTTTCTATTGCTTGTATTTTTTCTATACCGCTACGTGTAATAATTAAATAATGTTGATGCTTAAATATGTCATCAGGTGTTAAACCATATTTTTCATATTTTTCTTTTATTAATTCTTTTTTCATTTGTTTTTTATATATTTAGTTAATGTTTCTTTTATGTGTTCACAATCACACCACTGTAAAAACTCGTAACTATCAAACCATACAGTTATTTGTTCACCATTTTCATCTGTACCACCAAAACATAATTCGTTTTCATGTGTCATAAAAGTGTTTATATTAACTCTTTTTTGTGTATCTTGTTTAGGTTCAGATGTTTCAAAAGTGTGATTAATTATGTGTTTATTCATAGTATTAAAGTTTTTTTGTTGTTTTTTATATATAATTTTTTTAATTTTTCTAATTTTTGTTTTGTCTTTTTATTTATAGATTCTGCTTGATCACCATAAATATCATACCAATATGAACCTTTTGGCGCAACTTTTGATACATGTGTTTCATTAACATTATAACCTGTATCTTTTACGTATTGCTTTACCGCTTGTATAACTTGTTTTTCAGTACCATAAAATGTAACACTGGGTGGTTGATCTTCATAAATATTTTTACGATAAAAAGTACATGTTATGCATTTGTATTCCATCTTGTGTTATCTTTATAGTTGTAATATTGTGTTTTTAGTTCTACAAACAAATCTAGTATATCTTGATTAGTCAAATTTTGTAAATAATTTTCTCTTAAATCTTCATTGAGTTGTTTTGTAGCTAATAAAAAATAACTTTCACATTGATGTAACCATACTGCATTGTGTTTTACTGCATCTAATATAGATGTAATAGCTTCGTTTTTGTTAGTTGCTTCTAACATTTTGTAATTGTTTTGCATTTTTATAATTTTAGTTAATATGAAAACAAAACTAAATAAAATAAATGATATACACAAATATTTGTGAATAAATATTAATATTACAATAGAGGGGTTTTATATGTTGTATAGTATATAACTATTAAAAAGTTGTGAAAATGCTTTAAAAAGCATTAGGGTAAGTATTATAACGTAAATTATAGATAGTGTAGCAAGTGTATAAATTATTAATGATTTTATAAACTTCATTACAAAGGCATTAATAGATTTATTGGCGTTTGCCCATTGTTCATAATTACTGCACAACCTACTGCAGGGCGTTTGCCATATTTTGCGTATGCCATGGCGTATGATTTATGATTAATACCACAACCAACCTGTGTGCCAAAAACTCTAAAACGTTTTCCAACATAGTGTTCAGTGTATGCTTGTGTGTGTAAATGTCCTTGTACGGTGTTCATCATATCTGCTCTGCATTTGGTTCTAGCTGTACCGCCTTCGCCATGTATGTATTGCACATTATCTTGTTCATAACGTTCAACAAAATTCCAATTTGGTGTTTCTAACACTTCTTTGTATGATTTTATCCATTTGCTAGGTATTGCGCTAGTTTGTGCTTTACGCATTATTATCCTGTCATGATTCCCTATAACTACTGTTGCTAATGGAAATGCATTGCGCCATCTAGCAATACGTTTAATTGCAAACTCTAGTTCATCTGCACCACCCATACCATCCGCCGATGTTTCATGGTAGCTGCTAAAATGGTTATCCACAATGTCGCCAATAAATACAACTTCTGTACATGCATATTCATAATATTTATCAATACAAAATTGTAAATAATTATCTAAACAAAAAGGTTCATGCAGATCACCAATAACTAGAACGTTTCTAGTATTGGTATCACGCATTTTTTTTAGTGCCACTATTTCGTGTGGCTTTAACCTGTAACGGTTATTCATTATTTTTTTAACTTGTTAGGTATTAATTTGTCAACTACCCACATTATTTTATTTAATATTGAGTTGTCTTTTTCTGTTGGTGTTAACCTAACAATAATTTCTGCAATACCTAAAATTGCCAATAAAATTTCTGTCCATTCCATAGTTATCTGTTTTTAATTATTAATTTAATATTTTCACCGCCTAAATTTATTACTTCTTTCATTAATAAATCCATAGCAAGTGTTGAGTTTCCAACAAAGTCTTGTTGGCGAGTTTGCCCCACTAAAATACAACCACGTGTATGTGCTGGTTTATTGCCTCTATGAAACAATATATATGATCTATTAGGCACATCTAAAAGTATCATGTGCAAATAATCTCTGGTTGCACTTTGTCTGGCAGGTCTCAAATTTACCTTGTATTCACCATGTGGTATGCATGATATGCTCCTCTGATTGTCACGCCATGGTAATTCTAATGTATCACAAAACAATTCACCATTTATATATAATTTACCTATAGTAGATAAATCAGTAAATGTATCACGTATTATTAGTAAATTAACGCCCTTGTCCTCTATAGTGTTTTTTGTAGGCATTTTGTCCTTTACTTGCGTTTTTAGAGTGTGTTCCTTTTCTTTTTCTTCTAGTAGATTTAAAAGCACTAATAGCAAACTTTTTAGCCATTTTTTAATTTTTGTCAAATTTTATAAATTTATATATTGTAAATGCAATTGCTAGAATTAATGATACTAATGTCAAAACTTCATTGCAATCAGTTATACTAAAACCTATTGCTGAACCATTAGCTATTCCTACCTGTACTGTATCTTTTAAATCGTTCATTTTTTTTAGGTTTTAATTTATCTAAATAAATTTTTAGCTTTGTTATGTTTATTGTTTTTGTTTTATAATGTTTTTTCATTATGGTGCAATGTCAGGCGTTAAAAAGTTGCGTAATGTTAATTTTGTGCCTTGTTGTCTAGGTCTCTCAAGGTTCATTCCTGCATAGTACGCATTACGATCTGGTGATATATCCGCACCACTGTTTGTACTGTATTCTGGAAACAATGATAAATTATTTACTATATATTCAATCATTCTCTCTGTATAATATTCAGCTGTATTTCTTATTTCCTCACGTAAATGTTGTGCTTCATCAGTACTCAAGGAATTGCCATTCTCGCTTGTTTTAGAAAAAATATTGCCATTTTCTATTTTGAAACGCAAAAATGGTATAGCATGGAAAAATGCCCATTGAGGCAACATATCGCCAATAAAATCATCTAATAATGTTTTATATGCTTCATTACCTACGTTGCCAATTGTATTGTTTGTAATTAGTGTTTTTATTTTTTCAAATAATGTTGTGCCTAGTTTAGGTTCAACATAAATTTTTTGCGCCTGTCGCACATATGGTAATAATAAATCTGTATCAACTTGTAGGTTAATTGCTGTACTTTCTTTTAATTTACTTTCCGATATAAATAAAACGTAACTCATATTATATTATTTTAAAAATCCCTGATTAGGCATGTTAATAGGTGCTGTTTCTACTAAATTATCTAATTTTTCTAATGTAAAACCATCACTTTTTGCTTTCGTATTACTAATTAATTTATCTGCATCAATATTATCTGGATAATAAACAAAATTATCATCTGTTGGATCAGCTTGATAAATTAGTCTAGTCCATTTATGGTAACATGCACCGCCGCCTTTGTAAAACCAGATTGAGTACGTATTAGCACCTTTGGGACCAAAACCAGGGTTAACAGCTTTTGTACCCATATTTATTATATCACGTTTTCTATATAATTTATTTGCCGACATCATGGCATTGCAAAAATCACGTGAGCTGCTTTTTGGGTTTTTAGATATTTTAGTATATCTGTATCTAACTTTGAAAAATGCATTACCCTGTCTATTTAACCCATCCTCATCATCACGTGCATTGGGGTTGGCTCTACCTGTACTAATAAAATTATATTTTTCATTTACACTATCATTTAATTTTTGTTCAAAATCAAACTCTTCATGTTCATCACCTACTAGTTCTTCATCTAATAAAACATAACCCTCTGGTGCATCTTCACCAAACTCATTTATAAAATTGTGTAATTCTAAATTTTGTTTACTAGCTTTAATTGGAACACAATTAGGCACTTCTCTACCATCTTTTATTTTAGTACCAATTGCTTCATAACCTTTCTCACATGGATTGGGTGTAATAAATTCTTCTTTACAATCACATTTATTTAAACTTGTTATTTGTTCATGATCTTCACATGGCATATAGTAAGTCGTTCCATCTTGCGTATGTTCATGATAAGAATTGCAACCTAATTTTTCTGCTTCTGCCTCTGCCTCTTCTATTGTTTCAAACAATGGTAATTCTATACCATCTGTAATCATTGTGCCAACTTTGCTTAACTCTTCCTTAACTTGTATTTCTTCATCTATTGGTGCCAAACCTAACTCTTCACGTATTTCATTAGTTTGCATAACAGCTTTTAAATCTTCATTTGTAAACTCTAATGTGATAGGTTTTAACTGTACAAAACCAACTTCCAAATCAATATTATTTACACTAAATATAGTTTGTAAAGTATCTAATATATGGTTCTGAAAACCTTTCACAACACTGTTTAAATAAAAATTAGCTGCGCTGTTTAGTTCATTAGCATTGTTTCCTAAACCTGTATTTGACTTAATACCCATTAGCATTGGCGAGGTAACCCTATGCCCTGTTAAAATATTTTGTACAAGCAATTCCTGTAATGCAAGATATTGTTTGTCTGCATCACTTACACTAATTGGTGTAATTTCTGGTGTTCTAGTTTTGTCATCACTAAATGTGAGAACAAATTTACCACTGTTTTTTGCGCCTGTAAATTTATCTTTTAAACTTTGTTCTATTTGCAAACGTTCTTCCTGTGTAGGCACACCATTGGCAAAACTAATAAAATACGATCCAGAAAAACCATTCTCTATATTATTTAAATGAAATTCTGCAACCTTTTGATCACATAACGCCCAATTACAACACGCTAAATAATCTGGTGTATGGTAAATATCCATATTAGGCGAATACGCACCAGTATAAAGTAATTGACTAGGTGCTGTTCTGTCTTTTGTATTAAATGCAGCTATAGGTGATGGTTTATGCACTCTAGTGTTGCTCCAATCTGCACTAATATAATATGTATCAATAACACCCATTTCATTAGGTTTACCTGCTCTCACACGTTCAACAGGAACATGGTGAATTTCTGCAATAGCTGTTTTTTCTACGTTCCATATAATGTGTAATGCGTATGCTCCTTGTAGTTTAAAATCAAATGCAACTTTTTTTATTATTTGATGTAATGTTTCCTTGCCATTTGCATGTCGCATAAATTTTTTAAGTTTTACATATACATCTAAATTTGTATCATCATCTTCAATAACTAACTCTTCTCCTGCAATCATTTCCGCTGTGGCGTTTATTATGGCTGCATGGGTGCTGGAATTGTAATATAAATCTATTAGGAATTGTGGATAAAGATTTTTCCAATCTTCTGTTCCGTACTCTATATAATCACGCCCACGTACTTCTTGGACTATAGGTGCTGTTTGCGTTTCTAAATTTATTGATAGTATTTTGTCATTCATATTATTCATTTTTGTACCATTCTGATGTACTCATAATTGTAAGTATTTCATCATAATTATATTGTTGCAAACCTACTAAAAATGCAGGTGTCGCACCTTTAAATTTTAATACACATTTTGTTTGATCTAATGACAATCTTAAAGTTTGTAAACTTGTTTGTTCTACTAGATTATAGTCTATAGAGTTTGCATTTGACATGTTATAAATTACGTATTTCATAATATATTTTTAAGGTACATCTGTACTAAAAGTTGTACCATTTATTAATGTTCCTGTATTGTTTTGCCCTGATTGATCTACTATTGTTGTACCTGCGCCTTCTTCATTTCTCCAATAACCTACTAAATTACTTTCGCCAACTAAATTACTTGGTTTACCACCGTTATATATAGCACTAATAGCTGTTGCATTTTTCTCTTCATCAAATATTGCAAATTCATCAATATTTCCTTTCCAGAAATCACTACCTGATAGAGCATTATGCCCTAGATGTAAAACTATTGCAGAACCTGACCATGTACCAAATGTTGTTTGTGTTGTTCCAAATTGTACACCATCAATATATGCTATAAACCTATTACTATCAACATTCCATGTTAAAGCTAAATGATGAAAACGCCCATCATTTTCAATACTTGTTGATGCTTGTACTTGTGTATTTGTACCTGCAGCTTTGTACATAAATTTAATTTGATTGCTTGAATGTAAATATATTATAGTAATTTGATTGTTGGCATTTACATAATATTTAAATACTGGCGCATTTATGCTTGTAGTTTCTAATTTCACCCATGCTGAAAATGTACCTTTTTGTACATCAACAACGCCTTTTGCACTAGATAAATTTACATAGTCATCAACACCATCATAATCTAACGAGTAAACATTGCTAAAACTGTTTCTATTAGCAATACCACCAATGTTTTGTCCTAATTTTAATGCTAACATATTATGTTGTTAAACCTTCGCTGTAACATATTGCAATACCACTTGTTAATGTTAATGCTGTCACGTTCATAAATAAACTTGTACCCGCTGGTAATGTAGTCTGTAGTGCAGATTCTCCTGTTGCATCAGCTACTGTTATTGCAGAAACTACAGAATTAACAGGAAAGTAAACACAATAAAAGTCTTTAGACGTTACCGCCGCAGATGATGTAACAATTTCTGTGCTACCATTTTTACCTAATTGTTCAGTTAATAATTGTTGTACGTTTTCTATTGCCATTTTTTATTATTTTATTGTCCGTAATATATATAATTGTTGCCACTTGTTTGTGTATGTTGATTATATGTAATTTGTTGTGTTGTGCTTTTATCACTTACATACATTTTGCCTTTTGTTACTAATCCTTGCACAACTCCATGTGTTGCACCTACAGGTAATACATCATTTTCATTAACAGGTGCATTACCTGCACTAATAGCAACCGCCCCTGTCCAACTAACTTCATAAACTTCATATTTGTAATAACCTGATGGTATAAAATTAACTTTACCCTCATAAACATCAGGTGTTGCGTTATATGTAAAACTTAATTGTGTGTATCTATCAAATACTAAATGCACATTACTATATGCATATTGCACTGATTTATTCATGTCATTAGTAAATTTAACTAAATATCTGATTTTACTTGATGCAACACTTGTATCTATTCTATTATCTTCTGTTTGTATAAAAGTTGTTAGATCTGTTTCTGTTATTGCTTGTATCATACTATATAATAGAAAAAGTGCAAATTTATTTGGTTAAATAGAAAAAGAGGGCGTAAACCCTCTTAATCAAAAATATAATGAAACTACTAACTAAATTACGTTGATACTACAAATGGTGTTCCTTTATTTGTGAAACCACTATTATCAAATATACTTGTTGTATAATCTTCTAGGAACGCCATAGGTCTACTTTCCATTCCAGAGAAGGTTAAAGTGTATCCATTTCTATCTCCAAATGCAGCTCCGCTATCCATGGTTCCTGTATTTAAGTCCATTCCATTTTCAAAACCTAACGCAAGTATTGCATCATGACCTGATGCTAATTTTGCATTTAATTCAACTAATATTCTAACTTTTGTTTGTCCTAATAGTTTAATTTGATTTTGATCTTCTTTTGTTAATTTGTTCAGCATAATATTTACAGTAGGTGTGTAAAATATTGTGCCGTTTTCCGTAGAGCCTGTGATTGTATCTGTGATAGATGCAACACCTAAAGGCATTACATATTTATAAATACTTTTACTATTCCAATCTATGCTATCAATTTCTTGTGGGTGTGTGCTATCATATGCCCAATCAGTACTTCCAAAATCTGAATATACTGAAAAATACACGTTTTTAACTCCACCTGCAATTCGATTACAGTCAAGCCCTCGCCCCTTGGTTAATGCTGTACATGCCATGTTATTTGTTTTTTAAGGTTAAAGGAGTAGGGGCAAAAGCCCCCACTTCTGTTTAATTTATTTACGATTGTCTTACGATGTCTGCACCAACTCCAGTTTGAACACCACCAGAATATCTAGCGACACAACGAATATTATTGCTTCCGTCAAGGTTAGACATATCTAGTAAAGTAATTCTTGTAGCGTCGCTCAACAGGTCCGTGCCATAAAATAAGTTTGACTTAGTTGCTGCAACTAATTGGTTGTCTACCATACCTGGGCAAACTGCGATACGATACCCCTCAAAAACTGGCTCATAGTCACCATTCATGTTATAAGCATTTACATATCCTAATG